GTACTCCGGCAATTCGGGTGCGCCGGAGGGAAGTTGACTCCTACCATTTTTTCAGACAGTGCAAATACTTTATTGTCAAGGTCTTGGCAAATCTCCGAGGTTCTATGGTCTAAGGTAGCAAGATATTGGTATGATTCTATTCCCACTTCTTTGTAGGCATCAAATGACGCTTCATTTGCTATCTGCGAAAACTCCGTCCGCGCCAACCGCTCCCCATAAGACCGCCGCACATCCAACTGGTCGGCTATGTCCTTACCAATAATGCGCGGGTTATTTCCGAGTGCGATACCGCGCGGAATAATCTGCCCCATTGCGATAGTCAGCCGATCTTTGTCTGTCCATATGCGGTCGGAATAATTCTCGCCCAACCACTTTTGCGAGACGGCTTTTTCTATGGCTGCAACATTCAGAGAAGAGAACGGAGAACCGAAGCCGACACCTTGCTGAATATTAAATATCGTTTGATAATACGATTCCTCATATGTACCGCTCAAACCCTCCCTAAACGCGTCCTGCTCCTGTGCATATAATTTCTCAATCTGCCACTGAACATCCGCTTGCAGAGCTTCCAACCGGCTCACGGCTGATTTTAGGGATAGTTGCCGGTGTAGCTTTTGGCGATAGGCGGGGTCGAATGCGTAGCCTGTGGCTTTAATCGCCTCGTAATACTCCTGCGTTTGTTCAAGATAGGCTTTCAGTTCGGATTTGTTCAGGGCTTTTCGGGCATCTTCGAGGGAAACGCCGACATCACGGGCATATTTACCATAGAAACTTTCGATTTCTTTCTGTATGGCCTTTTGCGCTTCTCTGTACAGCTTTGCGAGATCGGCGGTCATTTCTTCGGATGTTTTTTCAGCGGCTAATATGACCCTCTCCGCACGTTCTGTCCAATATTTTTCTTGCGCTTCCTTACTGCGATTTAAGATACTAACCGACCTCACCACCTTTCAGGGCATGAGAAAAGCCCACCGGATGGTGAGCCTTTGCTGATTGTTGCGTTATTCACTATCGGATTGCAACCATTTCAAGAGATTTGGATAGCACACTTTTTCTTTATATTCTTGCGTCCAGTTGCAATTTGTGGGGAGTTTCCATTTTGGACAGGCAGCACAACTTAAATATCCGCTTTCCGCTAATTCTTCGGCTGTCATGCTTTTGATTTTATCAATATTAAGCATATCATTAAGCTTTATCGCTATTGTTTGCGTCAAGTCTTGCTGCAATTTTATTTTGAAAATAAGGACATTGTTTATAATTTCCGGGGTTTAGGTTGCAACCCATGCAATTTGTTTGCAAGCAATATTCCGTTTGGTTTTGCTCTCGTTCTATCTGTTTATTCATTTTAAATTTCCCATTTCTTATAAGCATTGCCTTACAAATTCATGTATGTCGTTTCTCCAATATTTGCGTCCGCAATATTTGTCACAAACTTTATCGTGCTCTGGATGGCCTATATCTTTGATTGCTTCAATCTCTTTATCTGTGAGAATAGCCACAAATATAAAGCCATTTCTTTTAATGTCATGCTCGAAAGATTTCTTTGTCGGGTAATTCCGTTCCATGCTGCGCATATTTTTATTTTCGTCCTTGTAAATGGCTATCATTGTCATTACCTCCATCAGTTATTTTATATCTTTAGTATAGCACTTACACAAGTGCATTACAATAGGCAAATCGCATAAACTTACACAAGTGCTTTTGTTTATAATGTACACTTGTGTAAATGTCTGTTGTGCTGTATACTATTGTTGGAGGTGTAGCCATGCCAATATCAGACGCAAAACGTCGTTCCAACAAAAAATGGAACGACGCAAATATGAAAGAACGATATGACCGTATTCAACTTGTGGTTGCCAAGGGCAAGCGTGACGCCATCAAGGATCATGCCGCTAAAAAGGGAGCGACGGTCAATGAATATATCAAAAAGTTAATCAGTGACGATATGGGCGGCTTAGATTTATAGGCCGCTCCATTTCTCCCCACCCTTTCAAGCATAATCCCGCCGGAGGACGAATGCCAAAGATAAATGCAGCCATCAAGAAAATATGATTTAATCTTCCGGAACATATCCCCATATTTTTTGATAAATACTCCATTTCCCATATGTTCCAGTTTGAAATTTAGCATATGATTCGTTTACAATTCTTGCATTGCCCAAAGAAATACCCCAAAATGTTGCTTCTTCTATAAACGTTCCATCATTTGCGATATATAAATTAAAGGTAATATCACTGCATAGACGTTTCATTTTTCGAGTGTTATATAGGGTTCCACGCAATACATACTTTGCCATATCAATACCGCCTTTCGTATAGCCTTAACTTTGTTCGCTCTCCCGCTCCCGCGCCAACCGCTCGTTTTCTTCTTTCAGCCTTGCAAGTTCGCGCTCTGTGTTCATGTCGGATAGGGCTGATTGTTGTTCTTTCTTGCGGCGGGCTTGCTCCACCTCATGCGATTCGACGGCAGGATTCCAGTTATCGAGAGTCTCTTGAGATGCGCCAGTAGACCCAAGTTTTACCGTATCTTCGATATCGGCCGACACATTGATCATCATGTCTCGGTCAAGCGTGACAATTAACTTATACTGCGACCATTGTTCGGCAGTTCCTATTTTGCGAAATTCCAACCAGATATCGAAGAAGTATTTGAGTTGCTGCATAAACACTTCAAATTCAGTTTCAAGGCCGTTTGTGTAGGTATCCAGGTCTTGATATCGAAATTTGAGCGCCACGCCCGATGGGTTACTCGTCATGTCATCGTCCTGTGACATGACCATCATGCCGAATTCTCTGATATCTTTTTTTAAACTTTCAAGCTTTGCCTGCACTGCCGTAACGTCAGGGCTGACTTGCACGTAATATGCTTTGCCATCCCGCTCAATAGCTACAATGCGTGAATTTTGCATAATTTGGCGCTGTTCAATCAAATCGCCCAACTCAGGAGAAAAACCCTCAAGCACTAATACTGGGTCAATATCGTCTAGTAGTGCATCAGTGGACTTGCTTTGCAATTTATCATAGCTATCAATCTGTGAGCGTATAATATTTAGTATCGGCAGCTCGTCTTCGTTGCCTTTGAAGGCGATAAACGGTACTCGACCCCACGCGATACCTTTGCCGGATTGATCCATATGAGCCATGGACTGAGGGTAATCAGGGTCGGGAGTTAATGCCGCATGGCCCTTATCCTCAAATCGCGCCACGAGTTCTTTGTCCCAATACTCAACTTTGTTGATTTCCTCGCGGTTATTATTAATATACTGAATGACTTTGTAATCCCGTACAATCGCATCAAGCATGGTATGTTCTATATCGGCCCATGCAGGATATAGTTCTTTAGAATCCACATACTGTAACAAAAGGTCTTCAGTTTGGTCTATGGTGACATAAGCCCAGCCGATGCCCTTATTAATTGCGCCATGTTTGCCGATGCGCTTGATCGTTTTCCTGCGGGCGGGGGAAAGATATTTCGACCACTCATCTAAATAAATTGCGGCCTGCGGGTCTTCTATTGGATTACCCTGTTCGTCAACCGTCTTTGGTATCGGGCTTTCCACGCTGACAATGAACGGCTTACCAAGTGCATAGTCACTCTTTTGCACGACATTTGTTCGTACATGACCAGACTTAATTTTTACATTCGAAAGCGTATTATTTTCGCCATGCCCAGATAAATCTCGTCGTTTCTGGGACACGGTAACATTGCGACACATATAATATTCGTCGGCGTCATGCATATCTATAATGATTTGCTTTTTTTCACGATTACGCCATTCGTCCAATATCGTCTTGAGTATTTCTACGATAGACCGTCCGCGTCCCATGAATTCGATTTTGGCATTTATAACGTCCATTTCCGATACTTGCAAATTATATCACCTCTGACTACGCGCCCCGAATCATCGGACCACCATCTATTTTTCGAAGCAGTGATGCTAAACTATCCGGACAATCGTCATGTTCCGCGTCCTCTGTATAATCCATAATCTCATTGATGTATTCCGGATCAGTATCTTCAAGAAAAATAAGCTGCTTCCAATATTTCTTGAGGTATGTTGAAATCTTGATGTACTTGTTCATGCTCTCGTGGTATTCGCGGGCTATGTCACCGCGGCGAATAATTTCTTTTTTCAGATAGCCCTTGTCAGCATTGCTTTCCACCTCAATCACGCCGCAGCGATACCGTTTCTTGATAAGTAGGTATTCGTCAAGGCAGTTATCAATATGATTCTTTCTCAGTTTTCCCAGTACATATATGCCTGCATCCGTCTTTTTAAGCAACGTGAGGGCGCTGCCGTCCTCGCCGCCATATGCAGCGTCAATATGGGCTATGCCGTTATATAGCAATTCGTCGCCGGTTGTGAATTTCGGGCTTGTGGCAAACAGCGCGTTCTCACTGGCAATATGCTTCAACTCATAGTTGGCAGCAAATAAGGAGGGTGTCAATACTTCCCGCTGCGCTTCGATTTCCTCCCGCGTCATGAGGCCGGTAGAATAGCAATCATATTGCTTAATATTCGGCATCAAAGAGAATGCATCGTCGCGGTGCCAAGGTGTGCCAGTGTTAATCATCCTGCCGCCACGGTTTTTTATGTTTTGCAGCTCCTGATATATTTGTTTGGTGTAATCTCGTTCTGATCGGCTTATCCTATCACGCAAATTGACAATATCGTCAGTTATAATCAGATCGCCATGCTTGCCGGTCAAGCTTCCCTTGGTCCCAAGTCCTAAAAGCTGGACTGAGCCGCGGGCAGATGAAACAAGATTGGTTGTGATTTCGCTTGAATTAGATCTTGCCAGCTTGATTGGCCGGCCATATATTTTTTCGGTCAGGAAAGCAAAGACTTCACCGGCGAGTATCTTTTGAACCTGATTAATGATTTCGGTCACGTCATCATCGGTTTTGCGTAGGAAGATGATGTTTTTGTTTGGGAATAAAATCATATGTTCGCTGATTCCGATTGACAAGCAGGTCGTTTTATAGCTGCCTCGATGGGCTTGCAAGGTCTGGTCTTCTTTGGCCCTCAGAAACGATACTATCCATTCGTTATTTAGATCATTAAGTTTCGTGAATCCCAGCCAATGACCGATTTTTGCCGGCTCATTCAATAGGAGGTCTATGTATTTTTTCTGTTCCGCTGTCATTGGCATTCACATACTTTTCTATTTCCTCAATGGTTTCATTGGTTGCCTTGGAGATTTCAACCTTTTCGATAAAGATTCCGTGATGCTTGCCCAACAATTCAAGCGCCTTATCTTTTCCGTACAATTTGAACTTAAATTGCCCGTCCCGGCCTTTTGATATTTCGGATATGTTACGAGTGTCTATTTCGTCACTGTTTTTTAGATCAACAATAGTATCATAGGCAGCAATTGGGTTACCATCGCCGTCATTGCCAACAACTGTTTTTTCGGTACGGAAGGAAAGATAATTTTTAACATCATCCTTGGCCATATGTTCAAGCTCTTTTAAAACTTCTTTTGCCGTCATGATGCATTCATCTTCGGTTTCTTTTATCAGCCGGTCGTGAAGCTTGTTATACCTTGCGTATACCTTGGCACTGTTAAACAATCTGCTTGCCATTTCATCAACCGTTTTATCAGATGATTTACACTTTGGGTAAGCGATTCTATACGCCTCTCTTTGACTTTTGTATTTGACAAGCTCCTGTACAAATTTTTCCTGTCTATCTGTTAGCCTTGCCATTTCATCACCTACACTTTAATTGGCTTCCATCCATCAAAATTTCTCTCAAAACTAACTATCCCGTCAAAAAATTCTTTATAGAAATAAGCCAACTCAGAATTGGCTGTAATTGTCGTGTTTTCCGTTCGCGGATTAGTGTTAATATTGGCAGAGCTTTCAATCGCAAAGTCAAATTTATCGCCAAATCCCACGAATATCTTTGAATGATTCCGGAATATCGCCGCCCTGCCATCGTATTTCTGCATGACTTCGCATAACCGAATCCATTCGTTTTTATAAGAGCCTTTAAATATCTCGCCTACATAACAATCCAACTTCTGGATGCGCCCAAGGTTTAAATATCGTTCCAATTCCTCAATATCCTGCAAAGCCATGCACCATGTAGACAGGATGCAATATTTTAACGGCTGCTGCCGGAGGATAAATTTCAGGAAAGACAGGCTGTCGATATCTCCGCCGGAAATAATGTGATAGGCACAGCCGGGTTCAAAATCCCAATCAACAATATTTTCAAGCTCAGTTTCGCTTTTAAAACGTCGGAAGAATTGTGTTTCCCTGGTTTTTATTCCCCGTGATCGTATCTTTTGTTTTTCTTCTTTTTCGGGCTTTTTGGGCTTTTGAATTCCATTTGCAGGAAAGATGATTTCTTGATTTTTATATGGTTTCAAGGGGTTCACCGCCAGTGCTCTGTTTTTCCCACCAAAAAAAGCGACCGCCTCAGCAATCGCCTTGAAATCTTTTTCATGCGCTTAATTTTTATCAATCTCATTGAGGTGTCGCGCCCAACTCTCAGTTCATCCGGGAATGACCCGGCCACATGGAATGTATTGGATTCGAACCAATAATCTAAGCCGTCGCTTTTGCCTTGCCGTTTGGCTAACATTCCCATATCTAAATTTTTGCTCCCTTAAACCCTTACCAAGAAACCTTGTATATGCGCACATACGGTTTTTGGCCGTCATCATCGCGGACCTTTTGGGGAACAATATATCTTAACCCCAAACCTCAGCCCACCCTCGAATCGTGAGGCGCTTACTACTCAGGATATTATTTTTTTACGCCCCGGCAATCCAGACAATGCACATTAATCACCGGGGCTGTTAGAAGGAGGTCGATATTATCCAGCCCTACACAGCGCACATTATGGCGCTCCCTCCACATCCGCATTCACCTCGGGCCGGTATACGAGGCTTAAACCTCATTGTCTTCGGGCCTATAGCCCACTATGTTGGAGCCGGGAGGTTGGCTCCTTGGGTTTCACCCATGGTAACATAATAAACTAAAACGACGTCCTAGTTGTTACCCTTTTTTTAAACTGAGCAAGAAAAAGAATTTTCGCCTTGACTCATAAAACTGTCTTCGTCCGCTTGGCGGGCCCATGTCCTCCCATGACAAGTCCTCTGATACAGCCTCTATAATCCACGGATATAATTCCCCGCAGGCCTCAATAGCTGTTTGTTCTATCAATTCAATGTTTTTGCTTAGCCTATAAGCACGCTCTGCCTTATTGGCTGTCGAATTTGACACGCCACTACCCCTCGGCATCCCGTCAAGACTTTTGCCGTCAAGACTATAGCAGCTATCCTTTTCCCTGATAAATTCCTTGTATTGCAAACAGAAATTATATAACTCTCTGTATCTGTGCTTACTTATGCCGTACTGGTCAAGCTTTAAATCTCGTTTATTTGGCAATTCCCCGCCTCCTTACCCCTCCAACATCTCGTCAATCTCACCTCTCGGAAACAACCCCGACTTCCGCCATACCGGCTCCCCGTCCCGCATAACTATCACCGTCGGCAAGCTACCAATCCGATGCTCATTAGCCAGCCTATCACCGGATTCCGTCCCTAATTCTATCTTTTCAAGCCCTCGAAGCCCAGCCAGCACTATATCCATCTGTGGGCATGTCGGGCACCACGGGGCCGTGAATTGTAGGATTTTAAGCATGGTCTGTTCCCCCTCCATACGGATTTTCCCCCGCCGGCCGCACCGGCATATCATAAGCCCGCCTGACGTTATTCAAAATCCGGTTCCATAAGTCCCATCTTTCGCGGTCGGTTATGGGGGATACTTGGGTTTTCTTTTTTAACGGAATATTATTCATTGTCCGTATCATCTTCCTTCCTGTTCGACAAATAAGGCCTTACAGCAATGCCTATCAGTATTGGGATTCCCCAAAGATGCAAATTCAAAATGCAACCCACAGAGCCTATGATCAATAGCACTGACGATGAGACGGCTCCTATTATTACTTGTTTCTCTGTCATTCTTATCCCTCCAACAATTCTTTATGATCCCAGCGGTTCCCGATGATTTCAATATCATTAAACTCACTCAGCGGCCCCGAGTTATGGGTATACCATCGCATAGTGATACTATCCCAAACAATAACATCGTTTTTGTGACAGGTTTTGATAATATCCCCCTCAAACACCAATCTATCCTCCGGTCCATCCCCCCGATAAGACTTAGCAGCGGTAAGGCCCGTGCACTGACCGACCGTATCAGGGTCGACACTCCACCATGATTCAATGTCTATGTATTCCTCGTCACAATCTATAATTTCGCCAATTATGAAGGGCTGCCCATTGAAATATGCTACTTGCCCATAAAACCATTCCTTGTTATCAACCCGCATTCCGCGGAATAAAATTCTATCGTTCATTGGATACCTCGCTTTCTTGCTTATAATTTTCATATATCCAAACTCCTAATTTTATTTTGCAACTCTCGCACATTTCTGCTATACGACACTTGCCTTCTTTTTTCGGCAGAAAATATGGCAAGTCCACGCTGTAAACGCTATCACAATATTTTAAGCACAAATCGCATTTATAGGCTTGCATTAGCCGCCCCGCCTTCCCGCTCCCCATAAGAGCAATAATCACCTTCCCACATCGGGAACAAATCAAGCAGCGTACATTGTATCCCCGTTAGTTCGCTGACACTGTTGCCAATCATCTTGTATGGTTTGCCGTGGAGACATTCCTCGCATCTTACTGGCTTGACAACCTCGCCGGGTTCGCCGATGGCTTCGTAGGAAAAGAGCTTATCCATACATTCTCGGCTCCCGTTTTTCCACTCTCGGGTGTCATTGTCGTGATTTTCGATAACTACCCCATCAACCAATTTTGTTAGCTTACTCATTCCGCACCCCTCTCTTAACCACAACCATCTCATACCCAAACGGCTCTAATATCTTTCGCACCGTATCAATATCCGGCACTACCAGCCCGTTATATATCCGGCTTATCGTGGATGGGCTTACACCTGCGAGCCTGGCAATTTCGCGGATACCGAAGCCGCCTTGGATTTGGTTGGATAGGAATTGATAGATGGTCATTTCACATCCTCCGAATCTTCGCAGTTTCGACAATCCCCATCACATTCGTTGCACCCATCCGTGAGGTCAATAACATCATCACACCACATCTGATACTTATTACACCAAATTCCATAAGGGTAATATCTACTCATTCCGCACCCCTTTCCAGCGCAGCCTTAGCTTGTTCGCGGGCATTATCGCCAATAAACCATGACTCTCCTAACTCTTCAACGCTTCGGCTGTGATCATAACCTGCTTTGTCGGCAGTTATGTGAGCTATAATTTCAAACTCTTTTATGACGCCAGTTTCAATCCAGCTAACCGTTTTCCATCCGCCGCGCTTTTTAGGTTGCATCTCTCGGCAGATACCGGCATAAGGAGCCCCGACCTCACACGGCAGCTCCACCGCTTTTTTCAGCCTTGCTTTCAGGGCGGCGATCTCTGCGTCCTTGGCGGCGAGATCATCCAATAGGGTGCCTATATCAACATTCTGTTGTGCTAATATCTGCCATGATGGGCCGCTCATAGGTGATGGAGAATAACCGTTTAATTTGTTTTTCCTTTCCCTGATTTCGTCAATTTTCCCCATCATCAGCCGCCATCCTTTCCCAAAGCTCCTTGCTGTATCCCTGCATTACCGGTGCATCGGAAGCACAGGGGCAGGAATGCCCGGCTTCCCAGCAAACCGAATAATACCCGCAGCCATGATATAACGCATCTTGGTTGTGCTTCATCTCTCGGCGTAATTCCTTATTGATTTCCTTCAATCGCTTAATCTCATCCAGCGCCCACCGCAAATCCTCCGGAGCGTGGGCGATGAAATTAGCGTCTCGGATGGATACTTGCGAACAAACCAAATCATTTATACCGTTAGACCATACGCTATACTTATTCATTGATTTTTCCCACGGTCCAGGTGTGGCTGCTTGTAACCGGGCTTCGATTTCATTGATTTTGTTCATTGGCAGCCTCCTTATATCTCATTGGTTTCCCGCATGCTCGTTCATCACCGCTGTCGTCGTATGCGAAATATCTCATTCCCGGCATAAGCGGCCTTAATGATGGTAATGGTATATATCCGCTAATATCATGTGCAAGCCCTCCGCAATCGCATCGAGTCATAAACGGGCATGGTTGACTGGGCTTTCCGTTGCGCCCTTGATCCGCTACGCCAACCTCAAGGCACATAAACCACGATTTTTCGCATTCTTGGCACTTATATTTCATGCCCCCATGCACCATTACAGCTTTATCATTCATATTGTTCCCTCCTCAAACACAGCCTCGCATCCCCAGCATCTTAAATCCCCGCGCCTCACTCGGACCCCGCACGCCGAACAAACATACCTTTCCGACCCCGCACTAAATGGATGCGGCGTGTCGTCGATGATTCGGGCTGTTTTGGCGGGTTGGCTTGGCGGCTTCCGGGTCATTAAGTCCGTCAACCATAATCGTATATCCCGCCTCAATATCTCGTTATCGCAGCATTCGGCATACATTTCCAGTGCAGGTCTTGCCGCATTGTCCTTATCCGGGCGCAATACAAAACACCCTTCCACCGGTTCATTGTTCCGGGCCTTATATACACGGTATTTGACCTTCAGGCCGTCATAATCGTCTTCGTGGGGTTCCGGCTGGGTGAGTGGTTCGCCGCAATTCAACTCATACATTTCATCAAATAGAGCCATAGTCACATCAAACAAGTCGCTATAAATGGTATAGCTTATTTCGCCCGTACTATTAAGCCCGTTGATAAAATCAGCAAACTCACCTTTTATTTTTTCTTTTTCAGACGCATTTGGGCTTATTCCCCAGCAACTCATGATTTTCCTCCTTCGGCAATCCCGGCAACGGCATCCAGTTGGTAATATCCCATTCCGGAAACGGATAATTTGCCCATTTGCCATCCACCAAAACATCATCACTGACAAAACGATCTCCGTTTTCGCCTTTTACTACTACCAAGACGAGATTCGATACCATGTGATATCTAACGTCAATCTCCGCAAATGTATCTAAGTCATATACTGGCTCCATCTTTTCTTCAACATCTGGCAATCTATCCTCCACGCTAATCCACTCGTCCGGCTCTTTCTCTTGGTCAAGCTGGGCCTGGAGGGAAAATAAGATAGTTTCCCATTCATTTAGTTTGGTTTCGCCTCGTTGCGCTTCGCCAAATTCTATATAAGATACAAGCCTTTTTCGGTATTCCTCGGCAAATGCTATCGCCCGTTCAATCTCCTTACTCATGATTTTCCTCCCTTTCAACAACGCCACGCCACTTGAACCCGCTTCCTTCGACGCACGGAAAACCCAAGCTGCAACGAAAATATTCAGAGCCGTCAAACGGATTGTTACCCGCATAGGCGCATGTCTCACATTGCGATACAGACATTATGTCCTTTATTGCCGCATCTCGTTCGGCCTCTGCCCTTTCCGCACGGGCTTTCCACCGGTCACGTTCAGAGGTGATGTCCGCTAACCGTTGCGTAAGGGATTTCCTAGATTCGCATATTTCGTCGCAAGCTTCCCATGTACAAAATGGACAAGTATTACAATCCGCATCGTTCCATTTGTCGTTTTCGGCTTTCAGCCGTTCATTTTCGGCTTGCAGGACAGCTAATTGTTCTGATTGCTTTTCGATTAGCTGCGCGGCATATAAATGCATCGGATAATCTTGTGGAGGCAGCCTAAGGATATCAACTATTTTTGCATTCATTTCAGGGTATAAGTTTAACCGTTCCATTCAAACCATCCTTTCATTCTTGCTCTCGCCCAATAACGCCCTTATTATCTCCGGCGTAACCCCGGCATCCTCACAAACCCCCACATACTCCCTAACCTTCCTCCCGACAATATCAGGGTCGTTGGCGGCGATCTCTCTGGCGTAATCTGACCAATCGTAGCCGGTGGCGGTTTTTATGGTTAGGCGGTTCATAAATCTGCCTCCTTTAAAAGTTTCTCGATGTATCCGTTTGCTGTCTCATAGGGCAGGAAGTATCCAA